TATATATATATATATATTTTTTTTAGTTTTTCCCTTTGAAACTTTTTTATTAACTTTTTTTGGGTTTTATTAGTGTTTTTTTGACTCGTTATTTTTTTGCAAATGTAATTAATTTTTCATATAAATTATCAGATCTTCTAAATAATGTTTATCATCATAATTGTTATATAATAAACCAACTGGAAAAGCAGTATTATTAAATAACTCACTAATATTACTTACATTATTTTACTTCGATGAAACAATTGAAAATAAGCAAGCATATATGTATTAGAAAATGAGCGAAATGAGTGACTTTCAACTATTGAAACAGAGATACGACTTGATTACCTTGGAGAGAAATGTGGGCAAACTTGATAAAAAAATATTGTTGGCAACACAAATGTTGTCTGCCGAGTTTTGTATCAAATATATTTGGGACCCAGAAATCGACTCTGGAAGCGAAGACTCCTATATATACGACTTCGATTACATACTGGGGTTTCAACCACACTTAACTTATATTGAGTTGTATGATTCGGCAAAATTTATCCTGAAAAAAGTGGAGTTATAACAGCCAATACTACGATGATCGTAAATCCTGTTTCAGTTATTTTGTATAGTTTAACCATGTACCGATACCAGCGCTGAATCCACATATTTTATTATAGAATGATTATATTTATGTCAACTTCATTTCTTTTCATTTCATTATTTTCATTTAATCAAAGTGTGTAGAGCGCAGGAACACGCACACGCTCCGTGTGCTCGATTTCGTTTCGCAACTTATGAAGTTCGAGTGTGAAGTTTATGGGGTTGTCCTGAAAATCTACCAAGCGACCATCGTGGTAACGAAATAAGAACTTGAGTTTGTGGATTCGTTCTAACGGGGGGTCAAATATAGTCACATTTTGTAAAAATCCGTTTCGTGATTCGTAGGTTTCACCGTGTGGAAGGGTTGTCACCGGTATCTTGGCAAACGCGGAGTTCACTTTTGTGCCAAAATCGTTTTGCCCGGTCTTATAAGGAGTGTTGCGTTTCAAAAGGTCGGTTGTGGCTTGTGAATAGGGCTCCAGTTCGTCATACGAGCTGTATTTTTCCACCTCCATATAGATTATTTTCTCACCACCAATGTTCATCGTCTTAGGAGCCTTCGTGTAATAGACTGGCAATCCTTCTGTTGCTGGCTCAATCCATTTCCACGGAGAATCATTTAACATATAGGTGAATTCTACTCCCGACACGTCTGATGATGTTGTGTATGTCTGTTTCTCAAACCCCAAATACGAAGGCAACCCCCATTTTGTGTAGTGATTCCACACATTTGGTTGCTTGTTATTTGACAGTTCATAGCTTATTTGTTCATCAAACGTGAGTGTAAAATCATCTTGCGTGTTTCCAAACCAAAACTTCTGCGCCACCTTATCGTAAAATACGTCGAATTTATCGTATGTTTCGCTTCCGCCATTGGCGTGGTGTTTTGTGGTAACGGCGCTATTCATCTTGTGCTTGAGTTCGTTGGCTAGTTCATTCGGTTCATAAAATCCCTCCTCAATCTGAGCATGAAACGATTCATTTGATACTGATATCAAATTGGTGTAAAATGCGTCGGCGGCGTTCTTCGGTATCACCTTGAAACTGAGTTTGGTGTTTTGACTATCATTACTAAATGTGTAGTAGTTAATAGGGATAATAATGTCGACTAGTCGCATCGAGTGGATGTTTGTGTATGCGTCGGGCAACTGCACTTCAAAATGATTCGAGAGTGGCCATTTCTTGATGTCGCGGTCTTCCGAATGAATCGTCACTAGTTTTCTCTCCAATACGAAATTGTTCTCACGTGGATCATTACTGCGATGATTTAGTAAGTTCATTGTCTAATATAGGAAAATAATAATTTATCTGAGAAAAAATAACTTTATATCATATACACGATGAATATTGAAACAGCAAAGAACATTGTTCATTACATGCAGGGTTTCTCTTTGGTAGGATTTTTATTGATGATAATCTTGGGAACACTTGCCAAACCCGCAACTCTTTCTATCATTACATTTGGAATTGTCACCTTATCTCTCTTGATATCCGTGTTCATTCCGATATCGTTGCAACAAAACTTCGGTTCCTTCAAAAAACTGCTTCGTAGCAACATACCCGTATTCCTCACTATATTGTTGGCTATTTGGACTATTATCATCAACAGCACGTATTTTGAAAACATCAATGATGGTAGTGTTGCGAAAGAATTCTATTCGTTCTCATTTTACTCGTTGATTATTATGGCGGCTCAAGTATACATTTCGTTCGTGTCACTCACATCATTTATAGATGTGTTGTCGCAAAATGAAGGGCACGGAGAACAATCCACTAAAAGTTTGGCAATGAAAAAGAAAATGAACACAATTGCATATTTGATCACTCCACTCAATATAATGTACCTTAGTATTATGCATGTAATTCTTGCGTCCTTCTCAACGGACGGCTAGATGTTATGGTGTCGGATACATCCATAAACTTGTATGTGATTCCATACTCGGTTTCGGTTTCCCATATTCCTGACATTTTGAGTATGTACATGTTTGCTTGCGATACGCTTGAATTGTCTGTGAACAATTTGATGTTGCCACAATTGAGTTGTTGTCGAATTTTTTGTACAGGCGCTTTCCCAGACATTTCGAGACGTCTAAGTATTTTTGCCTCGACTTGCGCTAATTTGTGAACGACCAAATAATTCTTGGACAAGTTGAATGAGCACTTGTATTTATTGTAATGCTTTTCCTTATGTATCACGTCAATGTTCACCTTAATATAAATCCCATTCATACTAAACATATTGTTCGAGTAAGTTACTCGCAAAAAATTCGATTCGTCTATTACTGTGTTCCGCACAGGTTTATTGAAATATACATTTGTTTCGTCAAATTCATCCAGTTCTATAGCAATATTCATCCTATCATCTACATTTGCGATATATTTAAGCATTAAGCATTTGTTGTTTCATTTGTATATCTTTCCATCAAATATACCAAGGCAATCGTGTGGGTTGGTATATCATCCGTTGTTTCGAACATTTGGAGCGTTTGCTCGGCTTGTTCTATTACCGATTTCAGTCGCGCTTGTTTAATCGTGAGATAGTGCACCCATAATTTTGCCAATTCGGGATGCGTTTCTATTTTGTCCTTGAACTTATGAATAAGAGTGTCTAATTGGTCATTTTGGTCATTTTGGTCATTTTGTTCCATTTAAATATTACTGATGATACAAAATAAAGACATGCAATAAACTTATTCATAAGTGTACGGTTATATGAAAAGTAATGGAACTAGCTTCGACGATTACATAGAGAAAAACGCCAAGATCACGCTTCATCCTAGCATGGTCAAGAAGGTGGAGGGTTTTCCGGATTCTGTGTCAGACCTTCGAAATATCCTCTTTTATGGACCAAAGGGAATCGGCAAATACACTCAAGTCCTCTCGGCAATCAAAAAATATAGTCCATCCGGCTTGAAATACGAGAAGAAAATGAGCATCACTTACAACAAGAACACTTACTTCTTCAAAATCAGCGACATCCATTTCGAGATCGACATGTCGCTCCTTGGCTGCAATACTAAGTTGTTATGGAATGAACTATTCAACCATATTGTCGATGTAGTCTTGGCCAAACCTGATAAGGTCGGGATTATTGTGTGCAAGTATTTCCATGATACACACGCCGAACTGTTGGACTCCTTCTATAGCTACATGCAAAGCAACACCACGTGCGGTGTGCGGTTGATTTTCATATTGATCACGGAAGCCATCAGTTTCATTCCTGAAAATATCGTGAATTCATGCCATGTCATTCATCTTTCTCGTCCTTCCAAGACTAGCTACAACAAATGTTTGGAGAGAAAACTGAAAAAAGGGTTTGACGTGAAAAACATTGTGAATATAAAACACATCGTGAATGATGATGGTCCAATATGTTTACCATACCAAACAACGTGTGACAACATTATCGACCTCATTTTGAACATTCATACCACAAAGTTTGTGGCAATACGCGAATCCATTTACGACATTTTCATTTATGATCTAGATGTTTCTGATTGCATATGGTATATTGTCGAACGCCTTATTGTTGAGGGTCATATAAAGGACTCGCAAGTCTCGGAAGTGCTGTTGCGCACTTACACATTTTTCCGATATTATAACAATAATTACAGACCGATATATCATTTAGAGGGTTTGGTGTGTTATCTAATAAATAAAATTCATGGATTTGGCACGGGCATGTGAAATATTAGATATTGTGCCGCCCTTCGATATGAAACAGTTGAAACAGAAATATCATAAGGCTGCGTTGCAGCACCACCCCGATAGAAGTTCCGACACAAATAGCAGTGCGATATTCCAGGAAATTGGTTCGGCGTATACATTTCTCTCCATGTGGCTCGATGCGGAACACACTGCTCCCCCATCTTTTGATTATGGTTCTATCTTGGATAAATTCATTTGTGCGCTTGGTGAAAAGAGACACATTGGCAAGGATGAAATGAATACATTGCTGGACGATTTGATACATGGGTGTAGAAGTCTCTCCCTGAAAGCATTCAAAGATACGGATAAAGACACCGCGGTAAAATTGTTTGGCTACATAGTGAGATATTCCGAGTTGCTGGGATTGGACGAAGGAACGATTGTACTCATGCGAGAAATAGTCAGAGAGAAAATGAGCGATGACCAACTCGTTATATTGAACCCGTCAATCGACAACTTATTGAAAGACGAATTATATCCGTTGGAACACAACGGGGAAATGTTCTACGTTCCATTGTGGCACGATGAGATTAGTTTCGATCTTTCGGGTGCTCTTCTAGTTGTCAAGTGCATTCCTGAAGTAGATGACCATATACATGTGGACGAACAAAATGTCCTCCAAGTTAATGTGAGCACCCAATGTAGTAAAGTATTTGAAGATGGATGTATCAATGTTCAATTGGGTGACAAGACGTTCCATATACCTGGGTACGAAATACAAATCAAGCCGTTTCAAACATATACCATTCGTTCGGTCGGTATTGCTTGTATTGATACTCATGAACCTTATAATGCTAGCAAAAAGGCAGACATCGTATTTAATATCACGCTAACAAAATAAAAAATATTTATTATTCACATTGAATAAATATTTTTATTGGATTTTTATTGGATTTTTATTGGATTTTTATTGGATTTTTATTGGATTTTTATTGGATTTTTATTGGATTTTTGTTTGGATTTTTAGACCTACGCGGACGCCTTCTTGCGAACCACCTTGCGCTTCTTGACGGGCTTGGGAGCTGGCTCTGGATCTGCCTCTTCCTCCTCAGGTTCAGGCTCCGGCTCGGGCTCCGCCTTAGGATTGGGCTTCTCGGCAAATGATGGCTGCTCTTCCTCCTCATCACTGTCCTCCGCAACCTCGACACCGACCACGTCTTCGTCTTCCTCCGCGGCAGATTCCTGCTGCTTGAGCTTGTTGGCATCGTCCTCTGAAAGCTTGATAAAGCAGCGTCCCTTGAGGCTCTCCTTCGGCTTGACGAGCGCCTGCATAAGACGCCAGGTGCAACCGAACTTGCCGTTTGCGAACCAGATACCACCACAGCGGATGACTAGCGCGACGTTCGTTGCCTTAGGGATGAGATCCATCGGTCCCACATCACCGCCATCGGTCGTGGGGAACAGCGGCTTGTGTTCCATATCATAAATCTCACAGTTGAACTCATTATCCCAGTAATCGAGCTTGATACGAAGCGTCGGTGCGCGAGTAAGGTCAGGCTCACCAGTGTTCGGGTCCTTCGGATAGCGGAGCATCGGGGAGAACAGCGCATCTACCACCTCCGGCGTGATCTTTCCCTTGGCCAGCCACTCCTTCGAATTCTCCACCGCATCGGCCTTGAGCTTGTCCTGGAACTCCACCATTGCGTCGAGGAACTTCTTGGTCTCCGGGGTCTCATACTCCTCCTTCGGGAACTGAAGCGACATATCATATGATTTCTTACCAGTGCCATCAAAGTCATTCTCGTTGACACCCCAGCTCAGCATGAGCGGGGTCGTGAGATAGAGGGCCTTGTTCGTCTTGGCGTTCAGGATGCCAACACTCTTGCCTCCGGACTTGTTGATTTTCGGCTTGACATACTTGAAGTCGGTGCTCGGCTTGAAGTCGCTAGTGCTAATCATCATGTTGTCCTGTGAGCTCATGATTGTTACTCTAAACTACAGCTTTATTTCTAAATCAATTTTTTGAGAAATTCACTAAATGCCCTCCTAACTTAAAGAAGAAACCACCTCATTTGTGGTGTATGTTTGTGCTTCGAATTAAAAGTTTTTGAACTATGGTCTTAAAAAATATATTTCATCGAAAGATGAATTATATTTTCTGTGTTTGTGGTATTTTCTGCGTTATTCTAGTTTTTATGCGTTATTCTAGTTTTTATGCGTTTTGTTGTTTTTTCACTGCTTATTCATATTCATATTCATATTCATATTCATATTCATATTCATATTCATATTCATATACATATTCTAATGATGGTTGCATTTACGCCGAAGCACTGGCAGCACCCGACTTGGCAAAGTGCGGGCTCATATACTTCTGAAGGTTGAAATAAGTAAGCTCGTCATCGCCCTTGAGCTTCAGGAGCTTCGAGAGCTTGTTGTCGGCGTTGATCTTGCGACCGTTGCTCTTGTCCTGGAGGTTGTTCGCGCGGATGTAAGAGTTAATCTCACGGGTTACCTCAGTGCGCGCCATCTCCGTGCCAACCGGCTTGCTCAGGAAAGCAGCAAGCTCGTTGCTAATAAGCGTCGGCTTGACAAACCCGCTCGGCGAACGGTTGCCCTGCTTGCGCTTGCGCTTGGCATTGGCCTTCTGTGCAGCCTTAAGCTCGCGGTTGGCCTTCTTCTCAAGAGCACGGAACTCAGTGCGGAGGCTCGACATGAGCTGGGTCACCTGCTGGAGCTTCGTCATGAACTCGCTGAAGTCCTGGGTGAGCTGCGGAACAACCTCAGCCTCCGAGACAACCTCCACCGGTTCGGCGGGAGCAGCAGCCGGCTTCACCTCCACAGGCTTGGCGCCGCCGGCCTTCTTCGGGGCAGCCTTCTTGGCTGCCGGCTTCTTATCCTTCGAAGCGGTCGGCTTCGGGGTCTCGGTCTTAGGGGTGTCAGTCTGCTTCTTTCGGGGCATTCTATACACTACTCTAGTGATTCTTTTTTAAGTGTTTTAACGCATAATAGTTTATATTCCACACGAAACCCCCAGTCAAAACTTCCTAAATAAACTCACTCAATAGGAGCGACCGATTGATACAACCAAGGCAAACTCTCAGCCGCTTGGGGGCACACCAACGTGAGAGCACAAAGCACATAGTTCGCGCCTAGTGTGCGACTCGATTCAGTAACGCCTTGCTTAATCATACTTTCGATTATATTGAGCGCAATACGCTTTATGTGGTCCTCTGGATACACCGGCAACGCTCTCATATTCAATGACCCAAATGGATTGCCGACCGGGGGACATATGTCTCGTTTCACTTGGTACGAAAGTTGGGCGCGATAATGCCATATATCCGCCAGTTCACGGATAAATCGGATGTGCATGATTCGACTCAGATTGTTGAACCACCCAGAATCTGTGTAGTTCCCTAGAGTATCGATGTCATGAAACAATCCGATTGCGCGCAACTCCAGCTGCTTTGTAACCGGCACTACCTCCGGCTCCTCAATTGACACATCAATATCATCCCCAAATACCTTGCACACTTTCAATATTCGCTTCAAATCATCACGCACGTGCGACGGAAACGGCATACGATTGTAAGGATTTGTTGTGTGTGCGGTTCCCTTCTTAAACAAGTTAAACAATGATGTAATCTCAAAGGCATATATCTGTCCTGCTTCGTCCCTGTACGTGTATAGTTGCGAATATGGCACACTCGCAATATCTTCCATCGTATAAAAATCGGTCTCATTGACACACAACTTGCGGTCAAACCTTCCAGGTCCTCGCAGTGTATTGTAAAGATTCAAAAGATGTTTCTTCCACACCCGCTGAATTTTCACGATACTCGACGACAATCTCAAATGGTTGTACATTCTCACCACCAACTCGTGCTTGTTTCCAGAGACCTTCTGCTTGTAATGTCGACATATTTCCTTCAAAAATTTAACCTTGTAATTACATTGCTTCAACTTTTGATATTCATGAAACTTCGGAATCACAAAGGCTTCCTCCATAACAGGTTGGCGTCGCACTTTTTTGATTGTGTGTTTCTTCTTGATTACCTTTCCATTCGCACTTGGACCATTTGCGCTTGGACCATTTGCGCTTGTCCCGTTTACAAGAACTGCGTTTGCTGGAGTATCCATCATCAATAGGTTTAATAAAGACTCATTCGTATTATTGAGAGACATATTATACATACAATTAGATATTCTTTTAATGTGTTTTTATTCATTATCTTACAATATATTACATCTTCTATGCTAATAGATAGCGTCGAAGTAATAAAAAAATAAATGTTTGTTTATTTGTTTATTTGTTTATTTGTTTATTTGTTTATTCATCGATTCCGAAAATTATCTTGTGGAAATACAAAATTAAACTGCCAAAGAAACCTCCTTAGTTCTTCGTGTTGTATATCACTATTCTTGATAGGATTTGCATCATAATGCGTTAGACTGGTTGATGATGTATCAAATACTAAGTCTGCCACATATAACTCATATATGTTGCTATTATACACACCATTGTCATCGAGCCATTCGTAGAAACTCTGCGAACCCTTTCGCTTTTGGTGCTTGGTTTCTTTCATCACTTCATCTTTTTTATGATCATTCTTGAATGTTTCGAAACTCTCGATTGCTTGATACAACGTGAATCTCTCCTTTGTATCTGCGTTGTAGTCGCTTCCCGAAACCACGCATATTTCGCGGAATTCGCTCATGGTTAGTCCTAACGACCTCAATATCGCATCTGTATCGTATATCAAACATGTGCAGTGAAGCAAGTGAAAGCACCTTAGCACCCGCGGACAACCATACACAAACATGTCCATGTCCTCACTCATACACGCCCACACTCGCTTCTTGATCACAAGCCGCGCACACAACTCGTCCGCCTCTCCTTCTGCCTGATACCACGTGACACCGCAAAGCGTCAAGAGGTGTTTCACGCTTTCGACATCGCTCTTGCGCAGACGAACACACTTCCGCTTGCATTCAATGTAATCGCTGTATCGAACCTGCGAATCATCCTCTTTCATCTTTTCCTGCATTGACACCAAATCCAACTCCGCACGCTTCTTATCGTCTCGACGCTGTTTCAATAATGCCATCTTTTCTTGCGGTGGTTTCCCATCGAACACAAACACCGGTATAACTCCGGAACGTCGCAACAACATGGCCATTTGATACATTCCATCAATCAGACACCCCTCGCTTTTATAACGATACATGTATATACTCGCATCTATTGCCACCTTTTTCCCTCGAAGTTTATACAAGGCTACTTCTACAATATCCCTCGAACACTTACGCCGAATATATTTATTAAGATACCTAATACCCATATCTGTATATGTATTGGAAATCGCTACAAGACATTAATTTATATCAATTTTTTAATGTTTTGCGTGGATAAAATTAAAATATTTTAATGTTGGATAAAATTGAATCCAAAATGCGTGTATTATGCGATTCATAACACATTCATTCCCATGCTTGAACTCATCATCGATTTTGACAAAGCTTCGGAAATGTGGAAGGCGAATAAAACGTCCATCGGAAACGGCTCCTACAAATACGTTTGTGGAGCAGTGCGGAAAGACGGGGGCAAATGCCTGAACAAACCTCGGAAAGGACAACAATGTTGCCATCTCCACATCAATCGAAAAGTTCAATAGCCGACATCCGCGCGGTTTTCTTCAAAAATCTGTCCCGCTTATCTACAGTAAATACGCCATTCAAGTCACATTGCTCCTTGTGAAAGCACTTTTCTATCATCTTCACAAACTCCCTGCTGATCAGTGAGGTTCCGGGAAATTTCAAGAGAGACCCACTCGTGTTGTGTTGCCCACACCATAACATGAATTCTGCGTATCCGTTCATCAGGAT